GAGCAAAAATCAACTGACCTTCAGCGTTGATGTATTCACAACCAACGAACACACCCAGAGCACCGATACCGTTGCCGCCAAGGTTGTTAGTAGTTGCGTCTGCACCAGTGCCAGAAGCAAGTTGGACGTATCCTGCGTTTAGTTCAACAATAGAACCATAGCCGATGTTCTGAGCTACGCCAGCAGGGGTAATAAGAAAAGCGTCACGGGCACCAGAATAAGGTGTACCGTCAGCTTTACGTACGGGAACAAGCCCGTATGGAGAGGCTGTAGTTGCCATTTATTTCACCTATAAATAGAGTTAAGTTATGACCCATTACCGAAGGTAACGTTCGTACGTCTGTCGTTAAACAGGGGCATACGGGGGTCGTTTTCTCGCATCAGGCCGTTGTCAACTGATTGCATTTGCGCCTTACTCTGATCGTTATAGTAAGTGTTACGCTCTTCAACCATTTCGACAGGAGCTTTGCATAGCATTAAGCCACCGATTATCAAGTTGTCTTTGAATTTTTCGTTCTCAATGGACACAAGAGTAATCTCTGGGTGATCTTCCGCTCTTACTGGCTCCCAACCTTCGCGTAGTTTTGAGGATACATTAGTGGCATCAACACTACCTTGCGTGCTTACACGAATCCAGCGAAATGCGTAGCCCGGCTCGGGGTTAGGAGAAGGTAGTACTTCTGGCCTAGTCCAAGCCGCTTTGCGGGCCGTTTTTTCACGGGTAACTTCTTCACGCTTAATTCTGTTCTCTGCCATCATACTTTCCTCATCTCTTCTGCAACCTTTTTGGCGTATAAGTCTAGGGGTACTCCAAGTTTTTTAGCTATAGCCACCTGTGTCTGCGTTAATCGCACCTTTCTAGGTGCCGTGCTCCGCGTAGCGGGGGCAACCACATTAGACTGTCGCTTACTTGGTCTTCCCTCTAACTCTTCAATTTCCCCAAATTCTTCAGGGAAGGTATTTCGCATACGAGAATTAATAGTCTCGTAGTAATCATCGCTAGTGGTGTCCACGCCTTGCTTAACTAGCTTACTGTGTACACCCATAGCATAAGCTGTCATCTCATCATCAGAACCGAACCAAGGATTTTCACTTGCCCAATCGGACGCTTTGGTATCTGGCTGAATCGGAGCCTCTTGCGGTATTTGTACAGGAATCTCCGCTTGTTGTAAAGTCTCTGACTCAAAATCTCCTAGTTTATCTGCCTTTATCTTAGCGTTCGTTAGTTTATCTTGTGCATCTAGCAGTTTATCTGCGTCTCCAGCTTCATACGCTCGTTTGTATGCCCGCTTTGCCGATAATATTTCTATCGCTGAATTCTTTTTAGCTTGTTCTAGTAAGGCTGCTTGATTCTTTTCTACGCTACTTTTTAGCTTGTTATTCTCATCAACAAGTGTCTTGGCAAACGCTTCCATTTCTTGACGTTCACGCTGTGATGCTTCTTTAGCACGTCTTTCGTCATGGTAACCTTTACTAAAGTGTTGGATGCGCTTGCGTACTTTGTCCGAGTAATCTTCTAACTCGTCGTCAGTAAGGTCTTCTGGGGGCTTAGATGCTTTGCGGCCCCTATCTGCTTTTGGCGTGTCATCAACAACCTCAACTTCAATTTCTTTTTCTTCTTCCTGCTCAACTTCTCCCATTTTTAGGGCGCTAGAACTTTCTACCTCTATACCTTTATCCTCTTGCTCATCAGGAAAGGTGTACTCTACTTTTTCAAATCCCATTATATACTCCTCACACTCGTGTAACGCCACGAGGATCGTTTACTACTGCTTCAATTGAATCATCGTTCATTAAACGATACTCAACACCACCTACTTTAAAACGCGTACCAGTATTGGCACGGAACATTACATAGTCCCCTGTCTTACACCAAGGGCCAGTAGTAAAACGCTCTTTATCAGAATACGCTTGTGCCCCCATATCGAGTACAACCCCGATAGTAGACATAATGTATTCGTTGTGCATTTCTTTACTAGACTTAATGATGCCACTTTCGCCGTATGTATCTTCTACTTCCGGCATGGCTACTAAGACACGGTATCCCACGGGTGTGGGGATTTGAAGGTCAAGCTCTTCGTCACTTTCAGCTTCTTTAGGTACTATTGTTAGATCAGTCATTATCATCGTCCATATAGTTACGCGAGAGGTCATTTACATGATTCAGACAGGAAGTGAGACCTCGTAGCATTCCTGTTACTTCTTTGTATTGAGAGAAGTCTTTAGCTCCCCCATTACCTAGAAATTCTGTTGCGGAGGACATGTCATCCTCGATTTTCTTTTTAAGCACGTCAAAGACGGTTTTAGCCATGATTATTCCTTATTGCGTTTGTTTGCGACCTCACTCTGAGTTTTCATTAAGTCTAGGTCGAGTTTAGTATTAGCTGTTCTTCTATCGGCAGCTAGTTTAGCTCCGGCTTTCTGAGCATCTATTTCCAACTCTTGTCTTTCGATTTCGAGCTGTTGCTGATTTATAGCCACATCAGCTTGGTCTTTCTGCGTTTTACGCTGTATCTCAGCCTGTTTAATCTGCATATCGGCTTGGTCTTTCTGCGTTTTACGCTGTACATCCTGCTGCTTAACCTGTAGTTCCGCCTGTTGTAGCTGGAACACGGGGTCTTGCTGCTGTTGCTGCGCTTGTTGCTGCGCGGCTTCTTGTTGATGTTGAGCGGTTAGCTGCTTGCCACCTTCGGATATGAGGCGTGACAACTGAACTTCAATCTCTTCAGGTAGCTCCTCATTCGGTGGGGGTAGTGCAACACCCAGCTTATCTTCCATCTGCTTGCGGTATCTGAACCCAAGATGCTCTGCTATGTGCGCTTGTAGCGCAGCCATAATCTGTTGTGCCTGTGGATTCTGCCCAATAGTTTGTGCAATCATCGGGTCTTGCATGAACGACTGGTGAGCCGTTATGTGAGCTTCGTGGTCTTGCGACAGGAAGGCTTTTATGGGGGTACCTGTTAGCACGTTCATGTTCTCGCTTACGGGATCAGTAGGTCTAACGTCATCTTCCGTAGGGACTAACTTATCAGCGTTCTTAACGCCTAGCACTTCAATCATCTGACGATGTAATTGAGGGAGGTTGTATATCTGGGGAGCTTGTTGCGACATCTGCAACACGGCTTGGTACTGTACTACTCGCTGGGCCATTGTAGAGCTGTTAGGGTCGCTTACAGGGATTACATCGACCATAGCGTAGTCAGACTGACGTGCTGATACTTCGCCTCTATTAGGCTGGTAATCATACTCTTCCGGCGCTTCTTCGGCCATGATAGCTTTGAGCATCTTAAACTCTAGCTTCATAGCGTAATGTACGCGTGCTTGTACTGCTGCCATTGGCTTGAGAGTACGTTCTAGCAGGGCTAGTGTAGTACCCACTGGGGCATTAGCGGACATGTCAGAGATGTTCATGTCACTGATAGCGCCTAAACGACGGCCTTCAGTAGTGATCTGGTTCAGCAACGCTAGTAGAGTCTGGCTAGGCTCTTTATAAGGAAGGGGCATAATGTTTTCGCGGATGCTGCCTGATGGCACATCAACGTCTTTAAACTCGCCCGGCTCGATTGGGGTGTCATCACCTTTAATACGCAATCCACGAGACTTTAAGCCCCCCGGAAGGTTAGATAGTGTACCAGCGTCCACCAATTGCCGTATAATCGACGTTCCTGCTTTGGCGTACCCACCTACTATGTGAATCAATCCAAGGCCGTAGAAGCCAAATCCGGGCACATATACGTAATGTACAAAGTGCTGGCGCTTCATGGTGAGCATGTCTTCCTCGTCCCAATTACGACGAACGGCAAGTATTTCTCCTGTGCCCCGCTCGATTGTAACGATGTAAGGTTTTGCTAGCCCATCTTCGTCATCTATACCTTCTATAACAAGCTCGGCGTGAATCTCGTACACGGTATATCGATCATCGTCGGTGATGTCGTAACCACCTTCTTTGGCTTTTTTCTCTTCGATGTCTGTGTGGAACGGCTCTGGATCACCCAGCTCTACGCCTGCATAAAAACCACTAACTTGCAGTCGCATCATTTCATTCTTAGTCTTACGCATTACATGGGTAACACGCTCCGCTGACTCGATGTTAGACGCGCCATAAGGCACGATAACGTCTTCTGCGGGGATATAGATCGCTACCTGTCTACCTATAGTAGCATCAAAGTAAACCTTCTTAAACGCCGATCCTGCGAGTCCTAGGCTATATAGCATACGCTCGTGTTCAGGACGGTACTCAACCATGTTCTCGGTAAGCTCGTAGTTCATGTCCGCTTTTACGCGTTCAGCAGCTTCTAGCTTCTCTTTAGTCTCTTTACCTAAAACCTTAACTCTCACGGGGCCAGCGGCAGGGAAAGTCTCACTCATGGTCTCTGCTTGGAAACGAATAGCCGCTTCAGCAAGAACTGTAGAGTTTACGCCACAAGCGCCTTGCCAAGGAGTAGTGCGCTCTTCATACTTGAATCCTAGAATATCAAGCCCTTTAACGTATGTTTCAGCCCAGTCTTTACGGCTATCTACGTCAGCGTCTACCATACTAATAAGGTCACCTGATAACTCGTTTAGGTAACTTTCATCTAATACGTCTACCAAGTTGGCATCAAACGACATAAAGTCATCTATTTCAACGCCCGGAATAATAGTAATCTCTACGCTACCATCGTCCAGAGTAACCATCTCAGGGTCAACTATCTCTATCTCTAGTTCTTTCTCCCCCTCAAGTCCCTCTACTTCTACGCCTTCGTTGCCTTCAGGAGCAGCGTATAACCCTTTCTCGATTGCCATTTTGTAACCTCTTAATAAAACCCGCTACCGCGATGTTTAAAATATTTGATCTCTTCTGGCTCATCAGTAGGTAATCGTATAAACCCACCCTGCCTGAACCGCATAAGTGCCATAACTGTGGAATCCACCAGATCGTCGTGGCTCATAAACGGGAATCCAGCGATCTCTTCTACTACTTCTTCTGCCCATCTGGTCTGCGGAACCCAACATAATCCAGATTGCACAATATCAGATACAGAGTTTAATCGCGCTAGTTTATCACCAGAACCCCTATGAGGGGTATATTCTTGTACAAGTAGCCCCATACGCCGCATTTCTTGGTATAACGCGACTCCTGAACTCTTTTTCTCCACGATAAACGCGTCTGGTTCCCACTCTGTGTACTGATCCATAGCTAATTCTTTCAGCTCATGGAACTCCATACGCTCTTTTATACTATTAAGCAAGATTATATTATACGCTGAAGTCTCCTCATTAAGGAATACTCCCCATGTAGTCAATGCCGTGTAATCCGCACGGTTGTGTTTTTCGGCTGCGGAGTCCAATGACATGATCACATACTCGCAACTGGGCGGGCGTTCCTTCTCCCATTCGTTCCACCACTCTCTTTTGACCAGTGCGGCCTCTTCTGCGGTAGGTTGTTGTTGGTACTGAGCATTCCACTGGAACACAGGCATGGATGCTTTGGTACGTAATAATGCCTCAAGGTCGAAAAACTCGGGCCACAAGGGTTTTTGTATGGGTTTACCTGTCTCTTTATCATCTACATCTAATATAGCGGGGAACTCTATGACCTCATACTGGTCAGCTCGCTCGTTCTGGGTCATATCCTTGACCACACGACCCGTCAAATCGTCCATATGCCATCTAGTTTGGATGATAGCTACGCTACCTCCGGGCATCAGACGTGTACGAGCACCGAACGTAAACCACTCATATGCCTTCTCAAAGACGACAAAGTTGCCGTTAATCACGTCTTGCTCCGAGTGTGGGTCATCTACCAGCAGTAAATGAGCACCGCGACCCGCTAGAGCTGATCCAACACCACAGGCGTAGTACTCCCCGCCCACACTAGTACTCCAACGACCGGCTGATTTAGAGTCACTGGCTAGTTTTACTGTAGGAAATATGGCTGCGTAGGCTTCACTGGAGATTAAGTTACGTACTTTACGTCCAAAATCCACCGCTAGGTCGGTTGTGTGCGACACCATCATCACTTTCTTGTCTGGATTACGCCCTAAATACCACGCTGGGAAGAAAATAGACACCAACTGGGACTTGCCATGACGCGGAGGGATGTTTACGCAGGCTCTATCCTTATCTCCACTCTCAATAGCCATTAATAGGTCGGCTAGAATCCTATGATGCTTGCCAACAATAAAGTCAGGCATCATAAGTTTACAAAATTCAATTAAATCGTCATATGCGGCCTTAACTGTACGTCTTTTACCCAGTTCATCGACAAGTTTCTCTATCTCAGCCACTTCATCGACACTAAAAGCATCAATGTTATCCAACATATTCTGGATTTCGTCCTGAGTAAAGTCTACATCGGCGCTATACACCGTCTGTTAGCCCTAACTCAACGTCAAGGTCTATGATTTCACCGCCTAAAACAACTTCATCAACCGGATTTACCAGTTTTTCGAGCTTCCTACGCAGTTTTGCCTTTAAATCATCTGTTGACTGGTGTGTAACAGTCACTTCTGACTTCTCAGAGAACAGTCCTACGTCTGAAATCTTACCCAGTAACTCCAACGCTCGGATACGGACGCGTGGATCAGGGTTCTCGGTCTCTAGGATGAGCTTGTTTGTTACAAGGTGGCGTACCGATACAGCAGATTCTACTACTGAGGCACCAAATTCGGTGAGTATGTTACCTGTAAGCACCAGAGCGGCAGGTGTTAAGGTAGCCATACGGTTGTTCGTGGCTTTCTTCGATGTTTTTTCGGGGTCGTCGGCATACGCTATAGCAATTTTAGCTGCTATGTCTTCGTCTTCTTTGTTGGGCTTCAATTCTAACCCGTGGTCTGCTAGCTCTAAGGCTGTAGTTCTTGCTGCTTGCGCACGAACAGTTAAGTCCACCGCAGGGTCGTCATCAAAAAGCGGAACCCCTGTCTCGGGTTCGAGTTTAATCGTCATATCGTGCATCGCAGGTTATTCACCGGAGGTGCATTTGTAACACACTTGTTTTACAGAAACAAGTATATACGAGTTACCCATACCATCTATGATATGCACTGTATGATAAACCAACATTTCAAATCATAACCGATAGTATTTACAATGCACCCTCACTCACCAACCAAGGGCCAGACATGATTGTTTACATGATTTACTTCATACTAATTTCTCTATTCGCTGTTGCAGTAGAAGACCTCTCCTAAGCCACACTCTAAAAACCCTATAAAAAATTTTTTTGCATCCCTCTTCCGAAACAAGGTGGGGGGTGTCTCTCATATTGGGGGGGTAGGGGTCTCAAACTCAGAAAAAAGTGATTAATTCGTG